CGCGTAGGACAGTCCGTCGTTGCGCGGCTGGTGCTTGCTGCGCTTCGTCACCCCGTCGAGCTTACTGCGCCCCTGCCGGTAGAGTTCCGCCTGCCGGGCGTCGCTGCGGACCCCTTCCAGGATCGTGCAGTCGTGCGTCTCGACCACCTTGCGGAACAGGTGCCGGAGTTCGGGGCAGCAGGTGTCGAGCTTTGACGCGGACGCGCGGGAGAAGGACGGCATCAACCCGGCCTCTCTGCCAGCGTCGGGAGCTCCTCACGGGGGTAGCCCTTCGCTGGGTAGTAGACGGCGCCGGTCTTGTCGTGCCGGTGGTGCGCGACCAGCCCCTCAACGTGCTCCGAAGCCTTGACCAGGCGCGACATCATGAACGCCACCCAGGAGGCCCACACCGTTGCTCCGACGATGATGGCCCCCGCCGTCATGAACAGGGGAAAGTAGCTCGTCACGACTTCCATCGTCGTCATGCCGAAAGCCTCTCGCAAGGGCGCCGCAACGCCATTATCGGGTCCGTAATCACCGCGACTTCAGCTTCCGCATTTTCCCGCGGGTGCTGATCTGGTAGCGGTGATCGGGGTCCGACAGCGAATCGTCATCCTTCGCGTCCATGAAGACGGAGACGATCCAGCCCGTCGCCATCTCCTTGCACACGACGTAGCCGGTCTTCGTGGCGTCGCAGTCGGCGGCGCACATGCGAGCCGCCTGGTCAGCGTCGATCCGGAGCAGCTGCTTGATCGGGAAGGTGTGGGTCGTGCTCATGTCGCGACCGCCTCCCAGCGGTACAGGGCCCAGTGGGCGATGTCGATCGTGAAGTCGGCGGCGCCGTTGCGGCGAACCAGGAATCCGAACTCGTCCGTTGCCGCGGCGTGCGGCACTGCCTGCTGCGGGGTAATGCTGAAGGACGAGTCGCACGTGTAGGTGAGGTCGTCGGTCAGCGGGTCTGACGACGGGAACGCACTGGCGTAGTAGAGGCGGCTGGAGAGGTTCCACCACTCGATCGCCAACACCTCCTCAGTGTTGTTGAGGCGGTTCGACTCGACGTTGGAGCCGTTGTTCCGGCGCTGCGCACGGACGTTGCCGCCGGACGTGTTGTCGTTCGCGATGCGATGCCGGTAGCTGTCGGCGGTGTCCCGCCACATCAGGGCGCACCGATCGTTCGTGTTCGGCAGCGTTGGCGCGCTCGTGAACTCCAGGACCATCAGCATGCGGTCGGTGACCGCGTAGTCCGGGATCACGTCCACGATCGGCCGCGCGACAACGACGTTCCCCGAGCTTGCCGAGGTGGTCACCCGCAGCGACGTGTTCGCGATGACGCCGAGGACGCTGGCGTTGCTGTCCCCGGTGACCTCGCCGCCGCCTGTGCTCCAGGTCTCGCCGCTGTCGTCCGTGTACGTGCCCCCGCCCTTGATGTCGACGGCGGTCCCGTCGTTCTGCGGGTCCATGTACCACTTGCGAACCCACTGCCCCGCAGCAGCCCCTCCAGCTGTGGCCCCGTATGTGCTGGGATGGCCCATCAGGACACCGCGGCCTTCTGGAACTCCAGGTGGATGTTGAGCTCGTGGCCGGTTCCAGAGTCAGCCTCGCCGGTCAGGTAGAGCGCATCCGTCGACTTGACCGGGATCGGTGAGGTGAACTGCGTGGAGTCCCACTCGTCGCTGGCGCCGGTCAGCGCAGCGTCCCACTCGAACATCTCGATCCCGTCGGAGCTCGCGTTGTAGAGCCGGATCGTGAAGGTGGCGCCGCCGCCGGCAGGGTTCGTCGCCCGCACAGCGGTCACGACCAGGGGCCCCGGCAGAGCAGCCGAACTCGAGCCGTGCGTCACGACCGTCCGGCTGGACTCCGAGGTTCCGATCGACGTGATGTTCGTGTCGTCCGTTCGTCCGAAAATGGGTTCCGTCTGCATAGTGTCTCCAAACTACTCGACTTCTGGCGGGCCGAGGTAGTTGTCTTCAGCCTCGTCGTCAAGCGATGACGCCGGTGCCATGAATCTCTGGGGGCGATAGACCGGGCGGTCGTCTCTCGGCAGGAACCGATCGAGTTCCCGCTCGATTCGTCGGAGATCGCGCTGGTAAACCTCCAACGGGTCCTTCTCCAACTTCATCGAGTAGGTGCCGGCCATGACCGCAAGGATCCGTTCGGCCATCGACTCCGACCATGCGCTGACCTCTCGCGGGTCTTCCTTCGGGACCATCGCCCGCTGGTAGGCGCCGAGGAGGCTGTTCAACGGCGTGTCCCTGAAGAACGCGACCCGGCGCGGCGCGTCCGTCACGAACCCGGTGCCGTCTCGCTTCTTCACTGGCCTGATCTGCATCAACTCCAGGAAGTACGGGGGCATGATCTGGCGGGCGTCGTCGTCGGTCCACCCGACCTTGTTCCCGATCCAGATGACCTCATCCGGCGCTGCGCGTCCGCCGAGGTTCTGATTGAAGAAGTACGCGCCGATCTTCCATGGGACATTGAGATCGCCAGCCGCAGCGGCCCGTTCCTCATCGAGCAGCGCCCCGCCAGCGACGAGATCGAACTTCTTTTTGGCGGACTGGACGGCATCGAACATCGGCGCACCGCGCACCGACATCGCCTTCGCGTGACCCATGTTCAGCAGGATCGATGGCTGCGCGAACGTCGGGATCTGCCGCAGGTCCGACTCCGTGAACTCTCCGCGGTTGTAGATGCTCAGGAGTGTCGCGAGGTAGGCGTAGGCCCCTGGGTTCTTCGCCGCCCACTGAGCCTGTAGCCGGAGGTTGCCGGCGTCCCAGGTCCAGAAACCAAACACGCGGCGCATGACCTCGCGCTCGAGCGGTGTGATCTCGGAGTAGTTCCGAAGCGCGTCGTCAGTCGTCCGCGTGGCGACCGCGCGGCTCGCTCCCTTGCGGCGCATCCCGAGGTAGATGGCGGCGCGGGCCTGAGTCTCCAGCCACCCATTCATCTCAGAGGTGATCCGCACCCATCCCGGCGCCCCGATCGCCCCGACGACCCCGCCAATGCCAACGGCGTCGAAGGGGGTTCCGAGGAGCGAGCCGGCGAACGCCCCTGCCGACCTGGTAGGGGTGATGGCGCCAGCTGCGGCCCCGATCATCGCGCCAGTCGAGCCGGCGACCCGAGCCCCCGCCGCCGCTCCAATCGCAGCGCGCTTGAGGGCCTTCGGGAGTTCCTGCTTCGCGGCTTTCGCGGCCAGCGCGGCGAGGTCGGCCTTGCGGGTCGACGATGTCACCTTGCCGAGCATCCCGGTCCAGAGATCCGTGGAGCCCGGAGCGCTTTCCACCATCGCAGACGCGAGGGTCGTCCAGACCCCGCCCTTTGCGGCATCCGCCTCGATCTCAAGCCCTGGAGCGAGCTCGACCCGCCCGCGCTCAGGAGAACTCGCCGTGACGGGCTGCTTCCCGCCGAACAGCCGCAGGTCGCGAGCGGCGGACGAGACCGGGTCGACAAGCCCCTGCTCCTGGCGGAATGCCGAAGTGAAGGCTGCGGAGAGGATCCCGTCCTCGAGCATCTCCTGCTCGATCTGTCGCAGCGTCACGAGATCGCCGTCGAGCCTGATCATGAAATCCGGGGAGACGCCGGAGGCGACCATCGCGCCGATCGTGTGAGCCACTGGATCCAGCGCGGCCGACCCGGCAGCCTGCAGCCCGCCTGTGACATTGCCGACGACGTTGACGAACGTGTAGCCGGCGGTGCTGCGGAACGTGGTCAGCATGACCTTCGCCCACGAGTGGACGGCGTCGAAGACATCGAGGGTCGCAGAAGCCGCCTTCGCCCCGCCGACAACGCTCTTGTCGAAGATGGTCCGGCCCTGCCCCTTTCCAGCGATGAACTTCTGCAGGCGATCGCGCATCGATCCGCCGTCCGAGTACCACCAGTTGATGTACTCAGCGACGGGCTTCGGCAGGTAGACCGGGGCCTCAAGCGCAGCACCCGCCTCCTTGACGTAGACGTAGACCTTCGACTTCGCCTGAGCGGAGAGGTCGCGGATTATCTCGTGCTCAAGCACTTCGCGCGCCGTTTTGCCCTGCTCGAGCAGAGAGATGATCATGTCGTGCTGAGGCTGGAGCTCTTCGGGGAGGCTGACCTTGTTGTGGGCCCCGACGAGCGGACCGCGGTCGACCCGTGCGTAGCCGATGGCGGATGCGTGAAGGTCGCCCTCCCATCCGAACTGCTGCGCGATGCGCTGACCAGCTGGGAACCGAAGCCGTAGGTCGGCGATGAAGTGGCGGTCGGCGAGCGCGGAGTCCGCTTCACGTAGGAACTGGGCCAGCATCGGAACGGGGTCGGTGACCAGAGATGCGATCTCACGGCCGTTCCGCTCCAGGAAGGCCTCGACGAACTCGTCCGTCGGCGCCCCCTTGCCGCCCGATCGGTCCCACGCGCTTTTCACGGCCATCGCGAACAGGCGGCGGCGTTCCGCTGCAACGCCTACATCCTGCAGGTCGACCATCCCGGGGGCCAGGTAGGTCGGGCGGACAGGCTCGCCCCGGAGCGCCTTCTGCATCGACAGACCGTCAGCCCTGACGAGCTTCGGGAGCAGCAGGTCGAGGTCCAGGTTCGCGACGACCTCGTCGACACTCGTGCCCTTGACCCCCTGAGCGACGAGATGCTCGTGGAGCTCGCGGGCGTAGGTCCGAAGGACGCCGCGGAGCCCTTCGGCCGCAGCGCGAACCTTATCGTCGACCGCCTTCTTCTTCGGGAGCCGCTTCGCAGTCGCCATCTTCACGGCGCTTGCCCGCTCGCGAGGGGTCAGATCGGTGAACTCGCGCATGGAACGAACCCGGGCGAACAGGCCGTTCGCTTCATCCAGGTTCCGCTTCGCTGCACGGTGTGCGTCTACCGCGTAGTCCCGAACGAACTCTGAGATGTCCCCCTTCGGCTTGACTCGCCTGAGACCGTCCGCGGCGCGCGCGTACTCAGCAGCAGTCCGCGACGCATCCCTCTTCGCCTTCGCGAGAGCGTCGTCGGCATCCTTCAGCATTGCCCTGACAGCGCCGAGTTCGCCGCGCACGTCCGGCAGCATTCCCACGTCGCCGCTGGCAGTGATCCGCCGCTCCGTAGAGAGCAGGAGGTTCTCGCGCCGACGGAGCTCGTTCATCGAGTGCGCGCGCCGCTCTGTCTTCAACTTCTCGACGTGCTCCGTCTCGATCTTGTGCTTGATCAGAAGTGCGTCAACGTCCTCAGACGCGACCAGGTACTTGTCCCACCGCTCCATCGACTTGCTCTTGTCGCCGAGCGCCTTTTGGACACGGAGGCGTGCGCGGAGCGCGGCATCCTCTGCAAGGGCGAACACCCTTTGCGAGTCGAAGCCCATTTCGTCGCCGAGCGCGGTGAGTGCCTCAAACGCCTCATCAAGCTTGCTGGAATCCAGGGCATCTCGAATCCCGTCCATGTCGGCGATGTCGCCGGCCATCCTGGCGACCTGCGCGAGAGTCGCCTTGACGGCGGAATCCTTCGCCCGCTCCTGAGCAGCGTCAGACACCGCCCGCATCCTGGCGACGCCTTCAACATGCCGCCCAGGCGTTGGCGACTGCAGGAGTTCGGCGATCTCGTCGACCTCATCCCGAAGGTCGCGCATCCCGCGCATGAACCCCTTTGCGGCGGCGATCTCCATGACGAACGATGGGCCGTCGGTGGTCACGGACAGATCGGACAGATCGCTCATCTTCGCCGCAGCCGCGAGAGAGCGGTGCTGGTCCCCGTCCATGACGAGAGAGTGGGCCTTCATCCGGCTCTCCTTGTCGGGGTGGTTCCGAAGGAATCCTGCGATGAAGGCTCGCCGCCTGTCTGCGAGAACCTCTGTCGATCGGTTGTTCCTGCGCAGATCGTCGACAAGCTCCGCGAAGGCCGCAGGGTGCATGAGCTCCCCGCGCTGGTAGGCGTGCCAGATCCCCACGCTGTTCGGGCCGGCGAGAGGCTGCGCCTGGTGCGCGCCGAAGGTCAGGGCAGACGTGGTCCGGCGGATTCGCTCGAGGCTCCACGGGGTGCTGCGCGAGCCGATGAACTCCCGCCCCGGCTTGTACTTGCTCATCCACTGCATGACGCGAGACGCGACACGGAGCCGGGCCGCGTCTGTGACCCCACTCATCCGCTTTGAGACATCGGCAGAAAGCCGCGCCGTCCCGTCCGCATTCATGCCGATGAGCGTCTTCCCCTCCTTGTTCGCAGTTCGCAGCGCATCCATGAACGCCCGCTCACTGTCCTCGAAGGCGAGTGCGCGCATGTCCGCGACCGCCTCTGCAGACTTCGGGTTCGCTCCGACGGGCACATCGGGGATCGTCTCGTCGAGCCACTTCGACCATGCCTGGAGCGTCCGCGAGTCCCCGCGAAGCTGAACCTCGCCGCGGAAAGCAGCATCCACCAGCTGGACGAAATCCTTCCCGAACTGCTGCTGCGCCTTGACGCCGTTCGCTGCGGCGTTGTTCCTCGTCGGGATCTGCGACAGCACCCCCTGGCGAGCAGCCTGCAACTCCTCGAGTTCGACCGCCAGGTTCGCCCTGGTGGCGTCATCGGCCAGCGCCATGTCGTTCGCCACATCCTTGATCTGGTCGTCGACCTTCTTGAGCTCCTTCTGGCCGAGGCGGGCCAGCGTGGTGAACTCCTCCTCCGAAGCAGCGCGCACAGCGTCTCCTGTGGCCTCCAGGGCTTCGTCGAGAGCGCCGGCCCCACGCCGCGTCAACTGAGTCCCGAGCCTGCGGGACAGGACCCCTGGGGCCTGGATCAGCGCCGTCGGGTCGAAGATGGCAGTCCCGATGAACCCGATGAACTCCTTTGCACCCTCCGACCCTTGCTCAATCGCCTCGTTCATCGCGTACTGCCAACGGCGAACGCGGGCCTCCTCCGACTCGCCGTCGATGCCGGGATGAACGACACTCCCGAAGGCAGTGCTCGCAGCGACGGACAAGGCCTGCGCCAGCGGACTGGCATCCGTGAAAGCGTCCCGAAGCGGGGCGGTGGGGTCCAGCCACGCGGGGAGTTCCCCCGTGTAGGCGAAGTCGACCATCCCTTCCTCGACCGGATCCACGAGAGTCTCGTCGAGCTCCGCGATCAAGTTCTCCACGTCTTTCTGATTGAGCGCCTCGTCGCCGGTCTTCCCGGCGTTTGCCGCCCTGCCGAGCAGCACGCCCATGATGTCGCCGACGTACCCGTAGACCTCATCCCCGATCGGCTGCGCATCGAGGTAGGTCTCCTCGAAGGCCTGCTGGCCGAGCTCCTCGATGTCCCGGTCCTGCATGATGAACGATGCCGGGCGGCGCCCAGACGCGACGACCTCCTTGTACTGGTCCGCGGTCAGCATCAAGGGGTCTGGGTCGTTCTCCAGAGCGAACGAGACCTCCCGCTGCAGCGCATCCATCGTCGCCGCCTTCGACGCCAGCGCCAGCTGAGGGCGCCAGGTCACGTTCTCAAAGGTTCGGATCGCATCCTGGAATGCGTTGACCCCATAGGAGACGGCGATGCTTCCGCCCTTTGCGAGCGCAGACTTCGCCTCGCTCAAACGGAGTTCCTTGTCGGCGACCTCGCCCATTCCCTCACCGAGCCGGTCCAGAGCAAGGAAGCCCGCCGCAAGCCGGTCGCCTACCAGCGGGACACGGAGCTTCTCGGCCAACCGAACAGCGTCGGCAAGCCTCTCGCCCTTCAAGGTCTTCGGGAGAGTCGCGATCTCCTCAACCCGCGTGATGAACTTGCCGGGGGTGGGGTCGATCGACTGAAGGCGCTTGAGCCTGTGGACCGTCAGCGCCGCCGGAGTGACGACGAAATCCTCATCGTCGAAGGCCGAGCCGAGTTCGACTTCCGGCTCCGAATCCGGCTGCACAGGGTCGGGCTCAAAACTCGACCCAGCAGCCGGCACAGCCGAATCGGGCTCAAACGGCACCTACTTCACCTTGCCATGCACGCCGCCGACGACGACCGAGTCGCCGACGCCGATGTCGCCCCGGGCTTTCGCAGCATCCATCTCGGCCTCGGTAGCGAACGACGGCGGTCCGCCGCCGCCACCCTCTCCGTTGATCTCTCGAAGAAGCTCATCCCTCGCATCGGCAGCGGGCCCCTTCAGCCCCATCGAGCGCAGCGCATTCGACGCCCGCCGACGGTCCTCTGCGCCGCCAATGAACGCCCCATCGATCAGCGCCTTCATCGCCCGGAAAGTAGCTGCGTCCACGTCCTTCAGCACTTTGCGCTCGAGGTCGAGCCGCTTGATTCGGTTGGACTCAGACCTGGCCGGCGAATGGGTGTAGCTGTGGGTCGGGGTCTTCTTCGTCTCGCGCCGCCCGCCCTCTTCCTCCATCGCGAAGCCGTGCTTCTGCGTCGCCTTGTGACCACCGATCAGGGTCTCGATGATCTTCGATGGGTTCGCAGACGGGGTCCGCCGCATCGTCTCGTTCACGGCTTCGTTGATTCGCGCGACCTCTGCCGGGTCATCAACCCCGTAGGAGCGGATCGAGTCCGCGAAGTCGATGTCGGCTGCGACCGCCTCCTCAGCCTCCTTCTGCGCCGCCTTGTTCCGCGAGAGGAAGTCTTCGATCTGCCGCTTGTTGACCTCCCGCTCGAACTCGAACGCTCGCGAGACGATCCCATCGAGGTCTTCGGGGACCTGGCCGCCGAACGCCTCGAAGACCGATGCGTCTCCCGTGCGCCGGTAGCGAAGGACCGCGGTCGCCAGGGCAGTCGGGTCAAGGATCGTCCCCGGGTCGGCCCCGATCTCCACAGCTGGGTTCTTCAGTCCCCCCGGCAGATCCGCGAGCAAGGCAGAGGCTTCTCGCTCTTCCCGAAGGGCGCCCTCAAGGCCGACGTAGGCGTCTCGGAGCGGATCATCGCCAGATGAAATCTCAGGGGCCCTCCCCCGCATTCCGCCGATTGCAGAGAACGCCTGATCAAGCCGGCCAGGGTCCGTCACCCCAGGCGAGGCGGACGGGGACGCGACGCGAGAAGGTCCTTCCTCGCCGGCCACCACGGCGTCCCGCGGGAGCTCCCCGCCGCCGGTCCGCGACAGTATGTCGCCGCGAATGGCAGAGAGCCGACCCTCGGTTTCGCCAGAACTCCGCTGAAGCTCCTGGAACGCCTCTCGGGTCGCCTGCTCTGCGAGGAGATCGTCCTCAGCATGGGCGAGGGCGCGCTTTGCAGCGTGCGCCTGGGACCCGGCAGCCGCCCGATCCTCAGCCTGCCCCTGGAACTCTGCGGCGATATCAGAGCCGGGAATCGGCTGAACGCCACTGCCGCCGCCTGTCGCAGCACCCCCGCCGGACGTGCGCGACCTGCGAGCAGTAGCGGCAGAGCCGAGCAGATCTGCCATCGTCGGCTCGAGCGGGGACTGCCGGCCGGTCAGCGAACCAGCGACAGCGGCATCCTGCGCCGCCAGTCCTCGCTGGAAGTCGAGTTCCCGCCGCTGCTCCTGCGCCGCCTGCTGCTCCATCAGTTGCTCTTTGGCGGCGATCTGCTGCCCAGCCTGGATCCCGCGGACGATGCCGCCGAGAACGTCAGCCAGCCCGCCAGAGACCACGTCTCGACGGAGGGCGCCCGGGTCGGCGTACATGTCGGGGTGCTGGACAGGCATCAGCGGTTGAACTCCGAGAAGCCGGCCGACCGCTGGCGCTGCTCGCGCCGCCGCCGCTCCTCCTCTTCCTCCGCAGGCGTCTTGAAGCGGCCGATGCCGCCGCCGCCGGAGCGCTGCGAGAGGGTCGACGCGAAGGAGTCCGTGCCGCTGACCATCGGGTCAGACCCGGATTGCTCGCCGGTGAAGCCGCCGCCTTGAGGCTGGGATGGACTCCCCGCGCTGACCCCCGGGACGCTCCCGCCGCCGCCCGCTGCCATGCTGCCGATGGAGGAGGTCGTGTCGATCAGGAACTTCATGACGTTGAGCGCGTTCTCACCGTCGGTGACGTTCGTGCGCGGGGTCATCAACCGCGCCATCTCCGCTGCCTCGAAGCCGGCGATGTCCCGGTCGAACTGCGAGCGAGCCCGCTCGTCGTCGAGCGCGGAGGCCTGAGCGGCGCGGCCCGAAGCGGCAGAATGCAGCGCAGAGCCGAGCCCGGTTCCGCTGACTCCGAGCCGCCGAGCGAGTTCCTCATTCCGGCCGAAGCCTGCCGCCGCCTGGTTGCTGCGAACCGCCCTCCGTTCGCCGAGGAAGTCCGACAGTCGGGCCTGCCGCTGAGGGAGCACGAACCGGTCGTACTTCTCCTGTGGGGTCAGGGGGCGACCGCCGACCTGCTCACCGTAGTCCGTGGTGAAGCCGCCGCCCGGCTCAGAGGTTGTGGACGGAAGGCCGACGCCGGTCTCATTGGAGACGTTCCGATCAGGCATTGCCGGCCTCCCTCTTCTTCCGCTTCTCTTCCTTGTCGATCGCCTTGCCGGAAGCCACGCCGAGCGTGACGCCGGAGCCCGCGAGGCCGGAGACGGTGCGGAACGCATCCGCGACCTTCTGCTGCTCTGCGATGAGCTCTTGCAGCCGGGCGCGATCGAACTGGGCGCGAGCCTGAGCCTCTTCGCCCATGCTGACGCTGCGCTCTCTGCCGAGGACATCGCCGAGAGCCATCTGCTGCTGTGCCTGAGCCGCTGCCCGATCGCCGAACATGCCGCCGCGAGAGACCGGCCCACCGATGAGGCCGACGTTCGCGCCGCCCTCCTGGCGGTTCAGCGGTTGGCGGGCTGCAGCCAGTCGACGGTTCGACCGCTGCGAGAGAGCCTCCCCGATCCCGCCGCGAAAGCGCCGTTCGAGCGAGGGGTCAGACAGGCTGGAGAAGTCAAGCGGCACAGTCACATCCTACGTGTAGAAGGCCTCAACACGAATACCACGTCCCGTTCCGTAGAACTGAACGATGTCGGGGACGGCGCCCCCGGTGCCGCTGGAGCCGGAGAAGTCCAGCTTCAGCCATGCGTCGTAGGTCCCAGCGGGAGCGCTCGCGGACAGCCCGTCGAGCCGGATCGGGATGCTCCGGTGCTCATCGGCGCTCGCGACCGACCATTCCACGTCGACCTGGCGCAGCGTCGTGTCATTCAGGGACAGCGTCGCGGTCAGGGTGATCGTCAGATCGCTGATCGATGTCCACTCGTGCTTGACCTTGTGCAGGTCGAAGAACGCCGAGACTGCGATGTCCGCGGTCGCTGTCGTCGTGATCCGCTTCGCGCAGTCCGTCGGGGAGTAGATGTTCGTGTGCTCGCCGAAGGGCTCCCCGCTCAGGACGACCGACAGCGTCTCAACGTCTGCGACCAGAGGCTTCGCATCGAGCGCCTCCGTCACAGTGTTCGGCTGAACGTGCTTCGCCTTGAGCGTCTTGCTCACGGAGATGTTGTTGATGTCGATCGCGCCGTTGATCGCTTCGCCGAGCCCGGTCGAATCGTGGTCCAGCGCACTGTTGATCTCAGCGGAGGAGAGCGCCGAAGCGTCGGTGATCGTGGGGGCGGTGTACGCGCTCATCGGTGGACCCGGGTCACGATGATCTGAGCGTTGCTGAACGAGACGGAGCCGGTGTTCTCCCGGACGTAGAGCTCCAGCGTGTGCGACGAGCCGGTCGCCTCGAAGAGGTGCGCGACCTGCAGCGCCATCTTCTCGTCGGCCTCGAGCGAGTAGGTCCGAATGGTCGAGGCCACAGCGACCGTGTCGAGGTACAGCTGGACGTTCACGTCCGCATCGGCGCTGCTGTCGTCTTCGACCTCGACCTCAGCGATGACAAGCACGGCTTCGCCGCTGGTTGCAGCGAGCGCTCCAGAGGACAGGACCGAGGTCAGCGACGCGATGCCGTCGGCGTCCGTCCACGGCCCCGCGTCTGTCGCCTTGTCGATCTCCCGCCACGTCCCGGTCAGGTGCCGGTGGTGGACCGCGCCGTCTTCAACGTGCCACTCCTTGACCGCGTTGACCATGGTCTCGATGTCATCGAAGTTCGCCTGAACCTCGGTTGCGTCGAGGTCGTCTCCAGGCTCGATCTTGTTGGTGAGTCCAGCCATTAGCGGGCCCAGCCAATCACGCCGATCCACTGGAGCGCGGCAGAGATCCCCGCGGCGCTGCCGACGCTGCTTCGCCAGTCCCGCGTGCGCATGGTGACGCGATGGGTGCCGGCAGGCAGGAACATGTGCTCTCGGACCAGGACGTTCGTCTTGAAGACGGTGTGCCCATCCGTCATGGAGGCTGTCGCCTGCGCGGCCCCCGGCTGACCGTCGATGTAGAGACGGGTCGTCCAGCGCCAGTCGTCCGGCGTGCCGGTCGAGACGGCGCCCAGTTGGAATGACCCGATGATGTGGACACGAGCGCCGACGTAGGTCGTGAACTCAAGCTCGAGCGGGTCGCCTGCGCCATCCTCGACCAACGTCCAGGTCGAGTTCTCCGAAGGCGTCGGGAACGAGAAGGAGCCGGAACCATCCACGCGAAGGAGCGAGCCGCCGGAGTGGGTCAGCGCGAGCGCCTCCGTCGACTCCGACGGGAGCACCGCCATCGCAGTCGTGATCTGCGAGTCGGCGAGGTTGTTCTGATCGAGCGTCGTGACCGCGCGCTCTGCACGGTTGAACTCGCGCATGAGCTCGTCCGCGTCTGCGATCTGCGAGGAGGCGAATACCGTCCGAGGGGCGTACAGCATCAGGCCCCCTGCTCGAGCGCTCGCGTGGCCCGCTGGAGGCTCGCATCGTCCAGGTCGTGGATCCGCGGCAGTCCCGCCAACGTCAGCGCCCGGTTGATGGCGATGAGAGGCATGCGCCGCGCGGCCGGCAGAGAGAAGCCCGTGTCGTGAAGTTCGATCACGGCCAGGATGGCGCGGTGAAGCAGGCGTTCGGCGCTCACGAGTTCGCCCCCCGGTCAGTGCCTTCCGTGCGCCTTCCGTGCTCTGCCCACTCGATGTAGAAGCCGACGATCTTCCAGGGCGTGGCGCCGGCAGCCGTCGAGAAGCGAAGTTGAAGCGCCTTCCCGGTCAGGTCGCTGATCGCGATCCGCCGCGAGCGGGTTCGGGCAACGTCCCACGAGCGGGTCGTGTCCCAATTCCCGTCGTCCCACCTGGTGCTCGTCGTGTCTGCCAGGGCGAAGGTCGTGCTGCCTTCAGCAGTCCGGTCGTCCCAGTTCTTGAACCACTCCATGGTGCATGAGTAGTTGCCGGTCTGGACGAAAACGACCTCGACCCACTTGAAGGTCTTGTCGCTGTCGGGCGAGCCGAGGTCGAGCCAGTGGGTGCTCCACGAGCCGGAGAAGCTGTCGTCGCGGATCTTCCCGCTGCTGTTCCACTGCCCCAGGTCCCACGTGTCCTGCCCGCCGAGCGAAGACTTGAAGCCGACGAGAACCTCGTGCTTGTACGGAAGGGCGCAGCACAGCGGGAAGTCCTCGATGATACTGAACGCTGCTCCGGCGCCGCCGCCGAGCGCGTCAACGTGGACCGCAAAGACCGCGCGGTTCTCGTCGCCCTCGCGAGCCACGCTGAAGTAGATCCGTCGGTCTTCGATGCTCGCCCAGGCGAACGCATCCTCGAGGTAGGCAGGCGGAAGCTGGATGATGATGTCGTTGAGCTCGTTGCTGATCGGGACGACGCGGACGCCGTCGAAGACGTAGACGCCGCTGTCGGACAGGAAGAAGACCCGCCCGTCCATGCTCGCGATGGCCCGATCGCTGACCGCTCCGACGCCGGTGAAGACCGGAGCCAGGATCGGGGTCTCCGTCTTGTCGTGCGTCAGCTGGAACATCGAACGCCGCTTGAACACGACCGCGAAGTCCTGAGCGAGCGCCCAGCCGGTGACCACGTCTCCGTCGCCGGATGCCACGTCGATGAAGTTCGTGCTCGCGACCGATTCCGGGGCCGGCGTGCCGTTGATGAGCCGGGAGTAGTGCAGGAGCGAGGGGAACTCCACGCTCCGGTAGTAGACACGACCGCGGAACGGGAACGTGAACAACGAGAGCGGAGGAGCGAGATTGCTGCCCGTGAGCGCCAGCGTGTCGGTCGAGGTGAAGCCAGGCGCAATGTGGTCGAAGAACGTCTGCGAGCGGATGCCGCGCATCTTCTGGATGAAGTACCAGGAGCCGCCGTCGACCCTGCGGTAGTAGTTGCTCTCGACCACGTCGTCGCTGGGCGTGTCGTCGTCGCCCCAGACGAACATCGTGTAGCGGTTCGAGCCGGTGGCGGCCGACGTGTCGAGCTTGTTGCTGGGAGAGGAGGCCTCTGACTCCTGTCCGTGGTCGTTCACCCACGTCCTGCAATACTCAACCTCATGGTCGTCGTCCCCCTCCTTCCACGACAGGTTCGTGTAGATGCCATCGACCGAGCCCTCGCCGAGGTAGGTGACAGGCTCCGAGGGCGGGGAGGCGACCCCGAGCGGGGTCAGGTGCCGACCGTCCCACTTCATGTTCGAGTCGCGGCCGTTCGTGATGATCAGGATGCCGCCGACCTGGGTGAAGCGGACTGAGTGCCGAAGCCGCGAGGCGGTCGTTCGCCCAGACTGGATCACGGACAGGCCTTCGCCCTGCAGCACGGAGATCCGGTCGGAGTAGGCGAAGAGGAGCTCAGTCGACCCGTTCGCGTAGAAGGACGCCATCGCGTCGATCCGACCGTTGAACGGTACCGACGAGTCGTCCCAGTCGGTCAGCGGAACGATGCCGGGGGACTTGCGAACCTCCCCGCGGCGCGTGAAGACCACGCCCGCCATCTTCGTGCTCGAGCCCTGCCCCTGCCAGACGCGGGTGTCCAGGCCTGCGACGTTCGCAGGGAAGAAGCGGCGCTGCGTTCCGGCGCTGCCGCTCATGACTAGCTCGCTGTGGTCAGGACGATGGGACGGCGGCGGGGGCTGCGCTTGCCCAGCTGGATCGGACCAGTCCGGTTCACGGCGTGCCGGCCCCGCATGTCGGCGATGGCCCGAAGGAACTGCGCGCGGGTGTCCGAGGCAGCAGCCCACTCCTTGACCGCGCGGAGAGCGATGCTCTCAGCCCCGAGCAGGAGCGTCGGAACGTCCTCCTCCGGCACGGGCAGCGGATCCGTGTCGTCCTGGAGCTCAGGCGGGAGCACGACCGCTCGCACGCCCACCTGGTAGACCTTGTCCGGCGGGGGCCAGAAGCGGAGGTAGGGCTGCGCACCCTCGAGCGTGGTCGGAGCGCCGAGGTACTCGTCGGCGAAGGAGTCGTTGAAGACCGCCGTAGGACTCGTCTGCTCGCCCAGGAAGTGCGGGGTCGAGCCGCCGGCCTTCGAACGGTAGTGCCGAACGCCGAGGTCTTGCCGCGTGTCCGGTGTGATGTTGACCGTGTTGTCCGAGACGGTGACGCCGTCGGACGGAGACAGCCGGGACTCCCCGCCAGTCTTCGGATCCCAGTAGGTCTGCCAGTAGAGGTGGACGCCGTCTGGGCCGGAGCCTGCTCCAGAGTCGACAGCCGAGGGACCTGTGACTGGAGCCGGCAGCCTGTCGCGCCGGTAGAAGCCGAACAGGATCGGGCGCCCCGTCGAGGAGATGTCGTTGAAGCGGAGATCACCACCCTGCTCGTAACAAATCTCGACCGGGGACGCCGACCCGTCGTAGAGCAACACCTGGCGGATCTTCCGAACCCCGCGCGGAAGCGCGAGCTCGTCGCAGAGCACCGTGATGTCGTGGGTCCCCGACGCATCCGGCCAGGGGTACTCGATGTGGATCTTCGTCGCCGAAGACTCGACGTTCGTGCAGCGGAGGACCCGCCCGTCGATGAGCAGGGTGTGGCCGAAGGGGGTGGAGTCCGCCGCGGTCGAGAGGGTGACCACGCGGCTGTCCTGAGTCAGCGTCGCGTCGTCGAGCGTCTCGCTGGTGCGGAGAGGAAGCTGGAACTCCCGCAGGAGCCACGGCCAGTCGAAAGACCGACCGAGCTCCTGCGAGGCGTCGTTCAGGTACGTGTCCAGCTTCGCATCGGTGACCGACTCGTCTTCGAGACGATCACGGAGCCGCTGCCTCGCCGTAGAGAGTTCCATGCGGCTCCCTCAGAAGGCCTAGTGGGCCTCCCGGTACTGCACGATCAGGGTCACGTCGTTGAGGTCGGTCGCGCTGCCGTTCTTGACGAACGTGAACGCGAGCACCGAGCCCATCTCCAACCCCTGGTTCTGATCCGGCGTGACCGAGTACAGGTCGTGCGCCGCGATGGCCGTCCCCCCGGTCTCGTTGCCGACGACCGTGGAGAGCAGGTTGACCGTCTCGGTGCCGTCGATCCCCTTGTCGATCAGCTGGCACTCCCAGTAGTCGGAAGCGTCGAGCCCGTCCGCATCCGAAGACACGAACCAGGCATCGTCGACCCACACGTCCGAAAACGGGAAGCCGAAGAGGTACTGCTCGCTGTCGTCGACCAGACCGACGTGCAGGCTCGCCGTCTTGCGGCCGAACGTGCGCGAAGCGATCTTGTCGCAGTCCTTCGAGAGCGGCTTGATGACAGCAGTCATTCTGGCCTCCTACAGTCCCTTGAGGAACACGGCGATGTTGCCCTCGTCGTTGTCGGTCCGCGCCTCGAGCGCGATGCCGACCGAGCGGAGGACCTGAAGCACGTCGTCGATCTTCGCGTTGAGCGAGGCGACAGAATGCCGGACCTCATCCTGGTCGTAGGTCGCGCCGATGGCCGGAAGCGTGGTCGCCGCCGTACCGCCCGACGAGTCCGTCAGGCTCGCCAGCGAAGGCTGAGTCGCCTCCGTGACCAGGTAGTCGTCGCCGTCGCTGCGGTAGAGCAGGTCGCCGATGGCGATGTCCTGGGTCGTCTCGACCGCGACGGCGGGGTGGTAGCCCCAGAACTGCACGGGGCAGTCCGACTCGTCGAGGATGGTCTGGTTGGTCTTCCGCGGGATGGCGCCGGTCGGAGCGAGGTACTGCTCGACGTTGTCCGTCTGCGGAACCGACAGCGTGAAGCCGTCGAGGTCGCCCGTGCCAGAGACCAGGTTGACCGAGACGACATCGCCGCCAACGCGGTCTCCGTCCTTGAGCTTGCCGCCGCCGATGATCTTCCCGGCGGCTCCAGAGGTGGGGTACGTCATGACGAACTCCTTAGCTCGCGGCCGAGCCACCGAAGTCGGTGACTCCGAGGCGCTTGAGCGAACGGGTGGCGGGGAACCCAGCGAACGGGATGTTCCACTGGACGGCGGCCTGCTGGGCGCCGAGGTCGTAGGGACCTTCGAGGTTGAAGTCGTGGTTCGGGACCAGGATGAGGTGGACGCCGGGGATGGACTCGGCGCCGCGGGCCTTCGGATTCTTGCCCGGAACCGCGAAGTGCTCCTTCTTCATGCTGAAGGACGACTTCTTCGGACGCCGCTTGCCGGTCGTCGTCAGGAAGTAGGTCCGCCCGGTGCCGGCGAGCACGTCCTCGATGACCACGGGGACGCCGCGGTACATCAGGGACTCGAAGCCGGTGTCGGCGAGGGTCAGGTCGAGGTCCTGCTCCGACGGGAGGAGCGTGTCCTCGTAGAGGAAGTAGACGTCCTCGTCGGTCGGCATGATGTCGGGGCGGGTCGTCCCGTTCTTGCTGCACTCGAAGAGCACCGTGCGCCAGGTCGACAGGCCGTTCGTCGCGAACGACGTGATCTGCCCGTAGCGGTTCCGCCAGTTCTCGAAGGAGCCCTGGGAGATGCCGGCGATCGAGGCGTTGGCCGTGGCCTGCTGGGCTTCGGTGAGGGTCTGGATGAACTGCTGGAACCCGTACATGTCGTTCGCGCCGGCCGAAGCGCCGGTCTTGTCGCCGAACAGCTGGGCGGTGAACTCCTTCGCGGCGGCTTCCGCAGCGATGGCCTTCTTCGTGTTCATCAGGTTCAGGACCTGGAGCTCGCTCGACGAGTTCTTCTCCATCTCGATCTTGCTGAGCTTGATGAACGCGCGGGTGATGCCCTCGTGGGTCGCGGCATCCCAGCGAGCGGTGTCGGGTCCGTCCTCGGGCGTCGCCGAGTAGGTGCCGAACTCCGTGTGGGACTCGACGTTGGTCGAATCCTGGATGACCACGGGGCAGTGGTAGTCCGCGCCGACGGAGCGGTACCGAACCGCGCCCCCGTTGAACATCCACATCGACGTGGGCTTCGCGGTGGCGATCTCGAAGGCGAGATCCTTCCGCATGGCGACCATGGTGGTCGAGTAGAGGCGGTTGAGCGCCTGGTTCATCGTCGTGGCAACAGCCATCAGTCAGTCTCCTACGCGCCCCGCCGCAGTGCGGCGAATTCGCGTCTCACGACATCTTCCATGCTTTCGCTCCCCCGACCTTGCTTCTGCGAGGTGCGGGGCTTCGGCGAACGCGCGGCTTCCGTCTTCTCTGCGCGCTTCTGGGCGCGCGCCTTGTCGAGTTCCGCCTTCGCCGACCGAGCCGCGAACTTGAGCGCGAGGGTCGGGTTCGTGCGGGCGAGTGTGCTGAGGTCGTCGTCGTTGTCGATGATGAGGCCCACCAGTCGCCCCGCCTCGGGATCGTCGAACTCCGCAGGGAGCGTCTCCGAATCGAGCATCGAGTCGTACGCTTCGCGTACGGTCTGGTGGAACTTGCGACGCTCGAGGTCGGGAGCGATGGGCTTCAGGCGCTCATCAACGGCGCCCGCAAGCTGTCGCTTGACCTCCTGCTTCGCGTAGAAGGCGACGATCTCCCGCGCGGAAGCCCCTTCGGGCGGCTCCTCTGCTTCGGCTTCGGGCTCGGGAGCCTTCGGCTGCTCGACCTCTTGCGGACGGGCGATGCCGTCCAGCCGAGCCATCATCGTCTCCATCATCTTGTGGAGGTTCGCGTTCTCCTCTCGGAGCGCCTTGATCGCGTCGGGCTCTTCGACTGCCGGAGCAGCCTCCTCCTCTTCCGCGACCTCGGCCGGAGCCTCGTCTTCGACGACTTCCTCGTCCGGCTCGTCATCGTCAAGGGCAAAGAAGTCGTCACGCTCCTCGGCGTACTCGGCGAAAACCTTCGACACTTCGTCCGCGAACTCGGTGTCTTCGGTGATCTGCGAGTCGACGGAGGGCGCTTCAGGCTCCGGTGCGCTCGGGCTGACTTCAGGATCCATGAAGGAAACCTACACACCGTCCGGGCACATTGTGAAGCGCTTCTTCACAATCTCTCAGCCGGGGAGGGCGTACATCCCTGGCTTCGGACGGACCAGAATGCCGGCGGTCGCCGCCTTGAGCAGGCACTTCCTGACCGTCTGGTACGGAGCCGTGCTGACGGAGCGGGCGAGGGCGTCGTAGTCCATCGGCGCCTTGTGGGCGCGGAGGAGCTTGACCACTTCAGGGATGACCTTCATCTGCACAGCGGAGAGGTCTTCGTTCGGGTCGAAGGTCACCTCGCCCTGATCGCTGGTGGGGTCGATCTTCCCCTTGTTGGCGATCCCGTACTCCTCGCGAGCCTTCTCCCAGCCCTTGCGGTTGGTGAACTCGATCCCGTTCATCTCGGGCGGGTGCCGGCCATCGCTGGAGTCGAACGTCCCGCTGTGATGGGTGCCGAAGCAGTCGATGTGGAGCGACTCGGGCCGGATCAGCCTCTTCGGCTTGTTCGACCTGCACTTCGGGCAGCCGACCTTTGTGAAGCCGCGCTTCGCAGCCTCGATGTTGGCTCGCATCCCCATGTGGATGACGAACTCGTGCTTGCACTTCGGGTGGCTGCAGCGGAAGTCGTAGTCAGGCATTCGGTCCTCCGATCCCTCCGACGGCTGACAGAGACGGCGGGCCAGGCTGTGGCTGGGGCGAACCGCCACCCTGACCTCCCGTTGCATCCACGGATGCTGGGCGTCGGACGCCGTCTGTGATCTGCCCGGCGATGTCCCCGATCGGGCCCATGAAGGCTTCGGGGTTCTCGCCGTAGATGTCGAAGATGCGCTTCAGCGTGTTCTGGATGATGTCGGGCGGGACCGCGCCGACCTGAACCGCTGGCGTGAAGTTCTGGACGATGAGGTTGATGGCGCTGACCAGAGAGATCAGCTGCTCCTGCTGCGCGCCCGGGTTCCGCGGCTCCATCGAAGACGCCTCGACCTGCACGTCGAACCGGCCCTGGATCTTCTGCGGGTCGAAATCGAGGAACTCGGGGCCTTCCGGTCCGGCGATCCGCATCTGCTGCGAGGCAGAGGACATCTGGCGGAAGATCGCCATCTGCTTGTCCATGACTCGCTCGAGCCAGTCCGAGAAGACCTCCTGGCGAACGCCCATCCGAGCGCGCGATGCCCGGTCGGCGATGCGCGCCTCGGTCGCGGTGTCTGCTCCTGCCGCGTTCCCGCGCTGCACGGAGTCGACGGTGCCGACCTCCCTCATGGACTGCTGGAGCAGGCCGACGGCGAACGGCGTCGAGTCGGGGGCCTTCAGTTGAGGCATGACCGCGAACGCACTGCGCACGTCGTCGAGGTTCGTCATCAGCGCTTCGGCGTCGCCCTCGCCTTCGAGCCAGTTCTCGATCTCCTCCTGCGAGGCGATGCCGGCGGCGACGAGCAGCTTGATCCGACTGTTGAGCCGGTGGTTCCGCAGGACGTAGTGGATGATCTCGTTGAGCCGGGTCGCGAGCGGGCGGATCGTCGCCAGGTCGGAGACCGTGGTGCTGAACCAGCTGCCCGGCACGTCCGAGAAGCGGAGCGCGTCGTAGGGCCAGCCCGGCATGATCATCGGGTCCTCGATCGAGCCGATGACCTTGAGCCCGTCGGCCTTCCCTCCAGGAGAGAGGAACCACGTCGTGAACCTGCGGCGAGCGCCTCGACTCTTGACCCAGTGGTGGAGCTCGAAGACCGTGACCGAGTCGTTCTCCGTGAACCGCTCCGCGTCCAGGTTCCCGATCTTCTCCTCGGGCATCGGGATCGGCCGGACGACCGTGTCCGCCTCGACTTCGTCGGGGATCTTGAACTTCGGGGTGTCCCTGAGCTCCTCGAGCGGAACGACGTAGCGCTCCATGACCCACGGGCTGTCACTGAGGTCCGCGTAGCCTGCGGGCTTGAAGAGGTTCCATGGCGCGACGCGGCGCATGGCCGGAAGCGCCTCCTCCTCCATGAACGGCACGTCATCCCGGTCCGCGAGCTTCCGCGCGGCCTTCTGGACCTCCGGGTCCATGCCGGCCAGATCGCCCGGCTTCCCCTCGCTCCCGTCTTCGTAGTCGGCGACGTGGCGCGTGTTGACGGCATCCGGGCTGTCCCAAACGGTCTTCCCGATCCCGTGACCGCAGAGCAGGACATCGAGCACGATCTGCCGCGTGCGCGGGGTCGACCCGTTCCGCTTCCAGAAGTAGTTCCCGGCTGCGCCCATGACCCGCTGCTGGCCCATCTGCTCACGCTGAGTCGGGACGAACGTGAACATGGGGCGCCGCGGCAGCATCCCGGCGACGATCGTCTGAGCCTCGCTGAAGAGGTAGTTGATCCAGGGCCGATCGCTCGCGTAGGTGTCCATCGGGGAGAACGGCGCGGCTGCATCGTTCTCGTGCCAGGTCGGCTGCCCCTGGTACTCCCGCCAGATCCCGCCCCAGAACTCCTCGTGGGGGCGCATCTCGTGAAGAGCGGCGCGGAACGCTCGGCTCCACTCCTCGATCTCGTCTTCGCTGACTCGTCGGTGTCGGATGGCTGCCATCAGAAGCGGTTCCTCTTGAGCCGGCGAATGTGTCGCTGGAGCCGGTCCTGCCTCCGACCGTACTCCTTGAGGTCTGTGATGGTCCAGTCCCGCATGTCCTGGGGCACCTGCCGCTCCCTGGAGACGCCGAAGCCGGCCTCAGAGCGCTCGAACTCGCCGACGATCCCGTAGCGCCAGGCGTCCAGCGCATGGTCGAGCGCGTGCGGGTCGATGCGATCCCGAACGTTGCCTTCGTTGTCGATGACGTAGGTGTAGCCGCGGATCTCCCTGATCAGGTTCTTGCACTTGCTGGAGATCAGCATGCGCGGCTGGCCGGTCTCATGGTCGGGCGCCAGAAGCCGCTCAACGGTCTTGATACCGTCGATGACGCTCCCCTGGCCCTTCTTCGTCACTCTGGCGGGGATGCCCGCTCGCCGGTAGTGGAACACGTCCTGCGTGCCCTTGCTGACATCGCAGTAGACCATCGTCAGCCCGAACTCGCGGTGGAGCGGCCCGACCCTCCGAACCCAGCAGTCGCCGCCGCCTTCGGAGTAGGTCGGCAGCCGGTCGACGTAGATCTCATCGATGACGTAGACGACGCCTGTGGGCACATGCTGTCCGAAGAGCAGGAAGCAGCCGGGCGATGCCCAGCCCCAATCCTGGCCTCCCCAGTACCGCATCGACTCATCCGGCACGACATCGGGGTCGATCACGTGCAGCAGCGGATCGAACTCGGTGTAGACGATGCCCTCGAAGGTGTCCCAGGAGGCCTCGAAGTCTCGCTTGTACCAGCGTTCAGGCATGGTCCGCCGCGCGCGTTCGAGCTCCTTCCGCGGGAACCAGGGGTTCTGAGAGGTCGTCCAGTGGTGGACACCCGTGTCCTCGAGGAGATCCTGCTGGTCCCACACCTCCGGCTTCGCCCAGGAGTCAGGTCGCGGCGAGCCGGTCCCGATCAGCCACCCCTCCTTGTCCGCGAGCCGGTTCCGAAGCTGCAGGTAGGAGGCATAGGGCAGCGTGGCGATCTCATCCGCCCACACTCCGCTGACCGCGGCGCCCTGAAGCTGAGTCTCGTCGAAGCCCGTCTTCCGCTGGACCAGGATGCCGCCGCGCAGCCAGAGCTCGCCGTCGACCTCGCCGATGATGAGCGGCTCCACCCTGCGGAGCACGTCTCGGAACATGGCCCACGAGAGCTTGACGAGCTCGAAGGTCGGGGCGACCACCCAGTACGTGGCGAACGGCTTGTCGCGGCTGCTCCGGGGGATCTTCCCAGCGGGAGACCACTCGTGATTCGGGTCCTTGAGGAGCTCGATGCAGTGCGAGACCACGCGAGCGGTCGACTTCTCCCCGCCCATGTAGCTCTTGCCGGCGCGGACTCCGCAGAAGGCGAAGACATCGCGGCTGCCGTCCTTGTAGAAAGCCTCGCTCGGGGGGAAGGGTCGCTCTTTGAGGTTCGCGAGCAGCGGACCCTGGACTGAGAGGGTCTTCGCCTTCTCAGGCTTCGACTTCGCCTTCGACATGCGGAACGACCTCAATGCGAACGTGGGGGGCGACTCCCCTGGGAGCGTAGACGGTCATGATCGTGCTGAACCAGACGAATCGGTCGTCGCGGAGCACTCCGGCCTTCACCAGAGCGTCTTCAGCGAGCTTCAGGACGTTCGTCGCGTCCGGCGTGGTCTGGTGCGGGAGCGGCCGACCGTCCTTCTGCCACGGCTCGCACTTGCAGGCGCGCTTGTGGGAACAGTCAGCCCAGCCAGGACGGGGGAAGGAAGCGTCGACCCGGATGCACAGCGGGCCCTCGAGCGGCTCCTCGCCCTTGTACTCGGCCTTCAACTGCTTGACCGCGGCCTTCTGCCAGTTGCGGGCGTTCTTCGCCAGGTGCGCTCCGGGCTTGCCGCCACGGACGTGCTGGTTGAGGCGCCAGCCAGAGGGCTTGCCGGGAATGGTGAAGGAGATGGTCACA